AGATTGAACCGCTTTGCCAAGCCTTAACTAAACTATCCAAGTCCTGAGCTGTCATTGAGTTTGGAATAAAATCACGGTTTAACTCAACCTTAACATCACCAGTTACGCCTGACCAATCGCGCAAATACTCCATGACGTGCGTTAATCCGATACTGATTGATTGTGAAATTGAAGCAAGTACACTGTTTTCACTTGATCTGTGAATATTAGCCGTTTGCGCTGATTCTGCTGCGCGTTTTTCTGGTGCTAAAATACGCGCCCCAAGTGTTGCCATCATTGCCTCTTTTGAGCGCAATGCCTCGCGCAGTTCGCCTAAGCCTTGCCCTGTAAATTCAAGATAAAATGCTTTTGATTGCGGGTCTGGCAATAACCATGCCGTTCCGCTACCGATACGAAGTGACGCGCTTTTATCGTCTGAATAATAACCAGTGACTACAGGTGTTGGTAGTCCAGTAAAGTGCAAGCCATGTTCATAATCGGCTGTGGTTCTGTAATGAGATAAATTAACGTCAACAAGGTCAAGCAATGGAGGTTTATCCACACATGGTGAATTGTCACGCACGCCAAAAAACTCAAACGGTATTTTGTTTAATGCTTTGCCGTTAATTTGTGGATAAATTTCATCCACTAAAATAAATTCACCGCGTTTGTCTTTGCGGAAAACACGTTGACGATAAATTCCACCATCGCCTAAATCAAGAACGCGCCATTGCGGTTCACATTTAGATTCAAACTCATCAACTGCAATCTCGTGTTCTTCTTCAAGCACAACAAGCGTTAACTGTTCAACGTTGTTAATGCGCCCCGTTTTCCAGTTAATGATTGATTCTGCATCGTACATGGTCGCGTAAGGTCTTGCGCCTTGTGCCTGTGCTTGTGCAAGTGTTACCGCGTTAACAATAGGTGGGTAATCGACAAGCACGGCACAACGTCCGATAGTAATAACTTCTTCTGCTACCATTTCAGCAAATTGATGCAACGATAACCCACCCATTGTCACGTCTGCAATAATATTATCCATTGCTGCAGGTGCTGTGATGACTTCGGGTTTAAGGAATAATAAACCAGTCAATCCATTTACCGTTCTAGCAGTCGCGTTATATAGCATTGCTCTTTTTTTATAAGCATAATATTCAGCATCAGTTTGCCCACTAAGACGCGGTAAATATTCAATGCCTTCTTTATGTATTTCGTCTTGTCCTTCTACAACATCTTCGCATCTATCCCATTGGTTTTTATATTCTAAATATTCAGAATGTTTAGTGTCTACTGCCATTTTTAAATTCCTGTAATTGCTGCAAATGTTGGCCTATTATTCACTAGCGGGTATCTATACGCAATAAAATAACCTGTTGCATCAACAACGTGGTCAAACCCACCAGCTTTGTCAGGCTCACCCGTTTTTGCATAGCATTGCTTTTCAAGTGATTCAACCAGCATTGGACAATACTGCGCATTAACAAAATAACGTCTTGCGCCTAAATTGTGAATCATGGCGTTAACCGATAACACGCGATCTTTAATGAATGGGTTGCGTGAATTAACCAACACTTGCAACCCGTACGAGCGCAAAATGCTGTGATCTGATTCGCTTGCGTTGTTTGATTTTCGAGCGTTACCGCTTGCATCTGGATAAATTAAAATTCTGTGCGTTGGATACTTTTCTTTTAATAACCGCGCCATTGTTGGCGTATCGAACACGCCAGTGAGCTCATTAACAACATGAACGCTGTCACCGCGCAATACATGAATAACAGCAGACATATTGGAAACGTTAAAATCCAACCCAACATGCAAAACATCGTCTGAATTAATAACTTCAATGGATGAATTAAGATTTCTGTCAAACTCATGGTAGACGCTCCCAGCGTTAAGGTTTACAAATTCGCCATCAAGATACGCAGATAATTGTGCGCTTGAATAGGTTGCTTTAAGTTGCTTGATATAGCCATCGGGCAAATATGGATTGCTTGAAGTAGGTGCTTTAATTAACTCGTAGCCATCGCGTGGTTCTTTGCCCCACATTTCGTACATGAAAGCAAAGCCTTCAGGAGTTGATACTGCTGCAAGCGTGTTAGGCGAGTTGTCTGGTTTTCGTTCTCTAATCCGTCCAAGCATTTTAGTCCAAACCAGTTTGGCTTGGTCAACACGCAACGTATCGGCTTCATCGATTACCGCATCCGCTAATTGAAAACCAACCAAACGCTCTGGGTTGTCTGCTGATCTAAAAATAATCTGCGAATTGTTTTCGAGTTTGATAATTGCATCAGCTTTATTAAGATTATATTTAACTCCCCACTCATCAAGTATTTCTTGAAAGCGCGGGAAAGCAATCAATCGGATAAGATCATAAGTAGGCTCAACAAACCCAAAAGATAAACCATCGTATTTAAGTGCAAGCAAAGCCAATCGAATGACAGCGGCTTGTGACTTTCCCGCGCCATATCCCGCCACCATAGCAGGATGGATTGCTTCACTGAAAATGAAGTCCTCTTGTGGTTTAGTTAACTTAAGCCTAATCTTCACGCGCTGCTCGCTCAACCACAAATGTGTAACCTGTTTTTATAGTTGCTTCAACACGATCTGTTGATACGCCTGCTGCTTTACCTCTGGCAATTTCAGCCGTAATAGCCGCGTTAATTTGATTGTTTTTTACAGCAAGATTGCGCAACGTCATCAAGTCTTTTAAATGCGATTCAAGTGTAATGCCAACGGCTTCAATGATTGGTTTGCGTAGTTCATCAACCCTTGCTGAAATATTGCTGTCAGCCATAAGCCGTGAAGCATTAGCTTGTATTGTTTCAGGCTTAGTTGTTGGCTTTGTATCAAACGCCCCACGATAAGCATCAGCCTGTGTTTTGCCTTCTGCAACGAGTTGTGCAAAGCGTTCTTGTTTAGGTGTGAGAGCCATAATTATTATTCGTTTAATTTATATCCGTGGCCTATTAAAACCAAGTCTGGTCTAAAAGCTGGTTGGGTATTGATAGCCGGTTCAAAAGTAGCTAACGATTCATCTTGTGGCGTTCCTATAACATATTCGTATTTTAAAAATTTTTCAACCGACTTAACAATTAGCTCAACACCTAAACTCTGAAGCGAGTTTTCCCATAACGTTTTTTCTGTGTCGTCTGGACGGATAAAAACGTGCCGCTGTTCTATAATATCTCCGCCATCCATTTTATTGCTTAATTTATAAACAGTGCCTCCAGTCACTCTTTCACGCATTTTTAAAGCCCACCTAATTGCATCGCGCCCCCTATGAATAGGCAGCAAAGACGGATGATAGCCAATACCGCCATATTTTGCTTTTAACCGCGTTTTTTCGCCAATAAAATCATGAGAATGTGCCGCAATAATTAAATCGATATTTTCCGGCATTGTTGAAGCATTTAGCGTTCCAGACGGTATTAAACGAATAGAATGCAAATCTGCTTTTGCAGCAAGCCTGTCTGTTTTTTCTCCGCCAACTGGTGCAGCAATTGCGGAAACTTCAACGTTTTTTATTTTTAAAAGCGCATTAAAAACTTGCGCTCCAAAATGTTTTTGTCCGGCAAGTAATATTTTCATTTTTTAACGCCAAAGTATAAATCGTGCATTGTTGGCCTTTTTTTAAATTTTTTTATAAAAAATAAAGTTATTTTTTTAAACATTTGCAGCTGCCCTTGTCATTTTGTAGCCCTGCACCGCACGTAGATGCCCCCCATACCCAGTCGCGCAACCTTTTTTTCCTCGTAAAGATTTTTTAATTGAAGCCCCTGATTTGCCTTTATGACCTCCGCCTTGCATTTGAGATACTTGTAGCCATCTTTTATCGCGCCTAAGTGCCGCGCATAACGCTGGGTGCGAGGTGTGAAAGTAAACAGCTTTTGTGCGATCGTGATATTTATTTGCCTCAGTAAACTGAAGCCTACATACCTCGTTTAAAAATTTCATTCCTACGCCAGCTCCTTGCCATTCTGGCATGACAACCATTCTACACGCCCTCATTCCGCCAATTTCGAGTCTAGGTGAGCAAGCAATGTGGCAAACCGCCTCACCATTTACAAAACCAACATAATAATTTGCCGCTACCATCAACGGTAATTTTAAATAATGATGCGGCTCAAACATTCTCCAATACGATGAGTCTGTCTTGAGAATCTCAAGCTCAAATTTTGGCCTTTGCCAAAGATCCCCCCTAGCAAGCTCGCCAGTATGAGTATCAAAAACCCAATCAGGTTCAACCCAGTCTAAAATATCATAATGGCAAGATAGCAAAATAGCCTGCCCATTTCCGCGCTTAAACGATTTGCTAAATGCTGACGCGCCTATTTTTGCAATTTGCCTATCAACCACAGACGTAAATTCGTCAATAATAACCCTGTCGTGTTGCTCGGCAATAACACGAGCAAGCCCCGCTCTAAACTTTTCACCGTTTGACAGCGCGTGAAATGGTCTAAGCCATGCCGGAACAGACCCTAAGCCAACAGACGCAAGCGACCCTGCTACATCATCAAAATTTCCATCTTTTGCAATACAGTCAATAATTGGCTTATTTTTTTCCCATCCTAAATCTCCGTCATAAATGCCAACGTCCTGCCAAATCGCCCTGCCAATACTGGTTTTTCCAGAACCAGACGCGCCTACAATAACGCCTATTTTCCAGTTGTTGTCTTCTAAAGGAATATCCGCGTCAAGGTTAAAGTTTGCCCCGCTTTCACAATTAAATAACGACTTTACTCGCGCTGCACGGTACGAATTAAACTCAGAGCAACTGTTTCTTATTTCAATTTTCATTTAATTTACCAATACTTTGCATTCAAGACCGTCAGCAATAAGCCGATCGTATATTTCTGTTTGGTGCATTTCGTCTTTGCAAACAACTAAAACAGAATAATTTTCTTGGTAATTAAATGGTTTTTCTTCTTCGCTATGCTTTTCTTCTTCAACATTGCCAAACTCGCCCAATTCGCCAGCATCAAACCCAAGCAAATCCAAATCAAACCCATCGTCCGACAATTCGCCCAACTCTAACGCCAACAAATCATTATCCCAACCACTATTCAACGCCAAACGATTATCTGCAAGGATATAAGCCTTCTTTTGCGTCTTAGTGAGGTGTTTAAGCTCAATGGTTGGTACTTCATCAAGATTTAATTTTTTAGCCGCCAACACGCGACCATGACCTGCAATAATACCGTTATCACCATCAATCAAAACGGGATTGTTAAAGCCAAACTCTTTTATGCTTGCCGCGATCTGCAACACCTGTTGTTCGCTGTGTGTTCGTGCGTTATTTACATACGGTATTAAATCCGCAGTTTTACGT